AAAAAATAAAAAAGACTTAGTTTGAATATTAGTATTAAATGTCCTTCATGTGGCGTTGTCTTGGAAGTCAAGAACGATATGAAGTGCAAGAACAAAGAGTGTAGAAATTATGCCAAATAGATTATGTTATGCAGGAGGTTGCCATAGACCTTTACCTAAAGGTAGGTCAAAATATTGTAGCGATAGATGTCATAACAGAATTGCACAACAAAAGAAAAGGGCAAAGAAAAAAGGTATTGAATGGAGTCAAGAAGATGATGTCCTAAATATACCTAGCCAGACAAATGTACAAAGTAGGCGTGGTAAAGTTTATACAGATTTAGTTGAGTCAGGTCTTGGCAAAGACATTATGGCTAAAAAGATTACTAGGTCAGAAGTAGCAAAGATATTAGAAACATCTGTAGCTTCTGTATCTATGGCATATAATGCGTATTTAGAAGATTTAGAAAACGAATTACAACAAGAAAACTGGGAACTACCACAAGTTGCAGAAGTTGCACTAACAGAGTTTTCAGATTTTAGAGATAGATATTTTCAAACAGAAACAGGTGCTGCGTATCAGACAGCAGACTTCCACGAAAAGTGGATAAACTCAATTATGGAAGCCATAGATAATGGAGACCAACAAATGATATTAAGTCTACCACGACATGGTAAGACAGACTTATTAATTCACTTTGTTGTATGGCTTATATGTAAAAACCCTAACATAAGAATTTTATGGGTAGGTGGTAACGAAGACATTGCAAAGAATGCAGTTAGCTCTGTTATTGACCAATTAGAAAATAATGAATTATTAATAGAAGAGATATGTGGACCTGGACCAAAATTTAAACCACAAAACAGAAGTGGTAAAGCCTGGTCTCAAAATGGTTTTACTGTAGGTACTAGAACAGTAACAGGTATCAAATCTCCTACAATGGTAGGTATTGGTAGAGGTGGTAAGATACTCTCCAGAGACTGCGATATTATTATTGCTGATGACATTGAAGACCACAGTTCTACAATGCAACCTGCATCAAGAGAGAACACAAGAAACTGGTGGACAACAACATTAGGCAGTCGTAAAGAGGAACATACTGCTATGGTCGTTATTGGTTCACGACAGCATTATGATGATTTATATTCACATCTATTAGAAAACGAATCTTGGAAAACAATCGTAGAAGAAGCACATGATACAGGATGTAACTTACCTGATTGGGATGAAGAACAACATCAAAAGTGTATGTTGTGGGGTGAGAAGAGAACTTACAAATGGTTAATGGACAGAAAGAGAGCAGCAGAAACTACAGGTGGTAGAGCAATCTATGAAATGGTTTATTTGAATGTAGCTATGCCAGATGGACTTGCATTATTTGACAGAGTAGAGATAGAGGAATGTAGAGACCAAAAAAGAGAGATAGGACATATACCAAACAATGTACGACTTATTGCAGGACTAGACCCTGCATCTACAGGATATCAAGCGTGTTTCTTATGGGGTTATCATCAAGGTGATGACAAACTGTACATGATAGATATGGAAAACAGTTTAGGTGGAGGTATTCCACAAGCATTAGAGATTATCAAAAAATGGTATACAAAATATGGATTAGCACATTGGGTTATTGAAGAGAATGGTTTTCAAAGAGCAATTAGACAGGACCAATCAATTCGTGAGTTTGCAGGTAAGCATGGTATATTTTTAGAGGGTACTCAAACATATAGTAACAAGCATGACCCAATTTATGGTGTTACTGCTATGAGACCATTGTTTGAGCAGAAATTAATTAATTTACCTTATCGTAGCTTTGAAGCACAAGAGAAGGTAAACTTATATACAAGTCAGTTAGTGTATTTTAGTTCTGCACAAAATAAGAGTAGAACTGTAGGTACAAAATCTGATATAGTTATGGCTAGTTGGTTTCCTATGAAAACAATAAGGCGTTTACAAAAGGAAAGACTTGCTACAATGGGTATGGATTATAGTCCTAGTTTTAGTGGCTATGAAACAATGGATATAGATTTAGATACTTGGAGATAAATGGTAAAGACAGCAGATGAACTCTACAGCAGAGTTTATGAATTACGACAATTACATTCTGACTATGTAGGTGATAAAGAAAACATCAGAGCAATTATGAATGGTGGTGCTGATGGATTAAAAGCATTACTTGGTAAGAGTATGCGTGATATGGATTACAGACAATTACCTGCACCAAACTTATTAGTATCTGCATTAGAGAGATTTGCACAAAAATTAGGTAGAGCACCAGATTTAAAAGTAGATATTTTTAATGATAAAGATTCAGAGAGAGCTACTAAAAAAGCAGAGAAGCTAGAGAGAATTGTACATAGCTATGATGAACATCAAAAACTTTATAAGCAATTACCACAAGTAGGTAGATGGCTACCAGGTTATGGTTTTGCTGTATGGGTACTAAAAGAAAAAAGATGTGCTAATGGTGAGATATATCCAGTAGCAGAATTAAGAGACCCATATCATTGTTACCCAGGACACTTTGGTCCAGAACAACAACCAGAAGAGTTAGCTATTGTCTATAGAGTTCCTCATAAAACATTAGCTCAACAATATCCAAAATATAAAACTTTACTATTAGAGGAAGTAGATTCTGAATACAACACTATGGCATATATGTCAAGTTATGACAAGACTTGGGCTAACCAAGATGGCACAGGTAAAGTTGTAGCAGAATATTATGATGCAGAGGGTACTTACATATTTTTACCAGAGAATAAAGTTATCTTAGATTTTATTCCTAACCCATTAAAATCAGGACCACGATTTGTCGTAGCTAAGAAATTTAGTTTTGACCAAATGCAAAGTCAGTTCCATCATGTGATTGGACTTATGGCTAATATGGCAAAAATCAAAGTTCTATCTGTCATTGCAATGGAAGATGCTGTGTTTACAGAAACCAACATCATTGGAGAGATAGAATCTGGACAATATAAGAAAGGTAGATTCGCTGTTAATTACTTGACCCCTGGGTCTCAAATTAGCAAACCAACTAATAATTTACCTTATCAGTTGTTTCAACAGATAGATAGACTTGAACGCCATTTAAGATTAGGTTCAGCTTACCCTGTGTCTGATGATGGTCAAAGTCCTAACGCATTTGTTACAGGTAGAGGACTAGAAGAACTAGGACAATCTGCATCTCTTCATGTAAGAGAATATCAGACTGTAATTAAAGATGCGTTAGAAGAACTAGATTCCAAACGATTAGAGTGGGATGAAGTTATGTATGGTGGCACAAGAAAACCATTAGTAGGTTTTAGAAATGGAACTGCATTTAAAGAAACTTATGACCCTGCAACAGATATAGCAGAAGTATATCAAACAAGAAGGGTATATGGAGTTATGGCAGGATTTGATGAGCCACAAAAAGTTATAACTGGTTTGCAATTATATCAACAAGGAATTATTGATAAGCAAACATTACAAGAGAATATGGATGGTTTAGATAACATATCTCAAATAGACAACAGGATTAATGCAGAAAAAGCAGAGAATGTATTATTTGAATCATTAATGCAACAAGCTGCACAGGGTAATCCTAAAGCAACTATGGCAGCAATAGAGATAAGAAAAAATCCACAGAATATGACTGCTATATTAGATAAGTTTTACACACCAGAAGAACCTCAAATGACTCCAGAGGAAGCTGCTTTGGCAGGTGTAGGTGCACCAGTTCCACAAGCAGAACCAGATATAGCATCTGTACTTGCACAATTATCAGGAGGATTACCACCTGAACAATTAGCAGCAGGTCCAGGATTGCCACCAGGAGGTCCACTTGGCTTATAATTTTTCAGATAACAATACTAAATTTTTTAATATAATTAATGCAGAAGATTGGGATATTCCTGAAATAGATGAAAGTCCAACTATATTTAGAGACTTATTTATACAAGGAGATGTTCCATTAGGTGCATTTATTTTACCAACATCTTTACCAGGTATATGGTTTAGTATAAGTATGGGATTTGAAATAGAAAATCCAGATGAGGATAACAAAGATGCCAGGTGGTAGAAAAACAAAAATAGATGGTGCATTTCAAGATGTTACTTTAAAACCAATTCCAGGTTCTGATGAGTTTGGTGGATATACACAACAAGAAAATCAAATAGATGCAGTAGGTACACCACCTGCTGATATGTTAATACCACAAGATGCAGCAGCTATGCAATATAAACCAGAAGATATATTTGCTAAATTTACTGAAAGAGAAGATGAATCAGGATTAGCTGATACACAAAAACAAGAAATTGTAGATTTACCAAACGATATTAATTTAGACATTATAAAGGAAATAATCCAAAACAATTATGGATATAGAATAAAACGAAGGTTTAAGTAATGTCATTATGGACAGATTGGGGAGACAACTGGTATAAGAATTATAAAAAGGAACAAGAGTACCTTAAAAGACTAGACCAGGCAGAAGCAGAGATGGGCACAGAAGCTCTAACTCTAGCTAATAAATACGAACAATTAGAATCACTTACTCCTAACGAAGACCCAAGTTTTATTGCTGCAGCAGCAGATATGGGATTGACTGACCAACAATATATTGCTTTGCATCAACAAACAAAAAATCCTTCAGTTAGAAACGAATTTAATAGAAGTTCTGATGTTAATAATCAAGTTAAAAAACATTATAATTGGAACCAAGCTATTGTACAAAAACTTACAGGTAATGTATTTGGTGCATTATACGAAGGTGTGAAACCTGCCACCATGGGTGTGGCTAATATTGCAGATAAAATACTTTCATATTTTTTTAATGGTTCAAGAATATTTTTTGAATCAGTTATACAAAAAGCAGATTCTATAGGTAGAGAATGGTCAACAGAATATTTAGCTGAATTAGAAAATCAATTATCTTCAGAAGGTAAAAGATTAGAAGATGTTATTGAAATAGCAGGATATGAAGATTTAAAAGGACAAGATATACCTTTTATACCAAGTATAAAAGCAAGAGCAATAGCTTCTTATAGATGGCTTCAAGGACAACCTGATAGACAAGATTATAAAAATGGTAACTATAATTACGACCCATCAACAACAGCTAAACAATTTTTAATAGCTAGAGGTTTAACTGATAAGAATGGTCAACCATTAATGCAGGAAACATATTTAGATAAAGCGTTAGAGTTAACTGCTGATTTAACTGCTGAATATATTGAAGCAAAAGAAAAAGAAGAAGGAAGAGAATTAAATTTTGCAGAAAAAGCAAGTCTTCAGTTAAAAGCATGGGATGACATTTTAGACCCTGAACAAAAACAAGATGGTGCATTTTGGACAGAGTATTCAGGATTTGACAGTATTACAGATGTTAGTAGAGCTTATTTTGATAATGCTATTCCTACTACTCTAGGAGATGGTATTGCTTTTGGTTTAACAGGTAA